TTAAGAAGGATTAGTTACCGGTGTTGCGGAAGCAACAATAGCATCTTCTAACATATCCATAATTTTTGAAAGTCCTGCAGGTAATTCATCGTTTACAGCTTTTACATGTACTCCCAACGTATATGTTTTTTCCGTGGTTGAAGTACTTGAGTTGGTTTTCTTATAAGAAGCTGAAGCGTTGAATTTAACTTTCCAGAATTTAGCGCTGATAGAAGCGCTTCCCTGGAATTCACTAGCAATACTCTGAGTTTCTACTGAATTAAGTTTTGCATTGAAATCAATAGTCATTTCATCAATTCTTAAAGCCGGAATCGTCAGCATAGAAAGCAATGGAACACTTAATTTTACTTCTGATTTTACTACGCTATCACTATTTTCAGCGGTGCTGGGAACTGATTTTGTATAGGTAAAATCTACATACTTAAGTTTTTTGGCTCCTCCTTCTGCAACACCCTCTTCAAAGCCAACCTCTTTAATAAAGTTGACCTGTGACATCGATGCATCATGCTGTGCTTTGATAGCCGCCTGCATAGGCCCTCCGATGTAAACGCTGAAATCTAAACTGTTTAATTCTTGTACTAAATTTGCCATAATTCTAAAATTGTTAAGGTTATTAATTGGTTAATAATATATAGTAGTGCTAGCAGACTAATATTCAATATTGAGCAATAATTATCCTGTTCAGTATTTGATCTACTGAAGGTTATTATTAAAAATAATGGGGATATGTTAAGTTTGGAATAAGCTTATTTAGCTTTGGTTTCCTTGGTTATTTTGTTTATTCAAAGATAGTTGACTCAAGCGTCAAAACTTGTCGTGTTATAATTTATTTTCACTTTTATTTCGTTTTTTGTGTATATTATAAACTGACCGGGTCAACTGTTTCATTCGATGAGAATTCATGATATAAGCTTTTAAGCTTATTTGGGTTCATTATAAGCCTTTAAGCTTATATTTTGTTTCTGATGAGTTTTTGTACAATCTGATTTAAAACTTCCCGGTTGTCATCAATATAACTCAGACCGGCCTGGATCAGGTTTTCAATATTGGAGCGCCTTACATTATCCATAGCCGGTGAAGCGTTTTTCAGAGATGGGTTCAGACGGTAATAATTTTTCTGATTTCTTAAACCTAATGTTTGAAACATTTGAGAAAGCTGATAATCTACCGTTTCTGCATTGGCAGACATCAGAATATCAATGATTGGATTTACCCATCCTATTTTTCCTGCTTTTTCTAATCTTTTAAACGGATAAGGACGGGATTCCACTCCGGTGCCTATAGAAATGATGATCATATCATTAACACCGGGATGATTGGCTTTCTGATGGTTTTTTAAAACTTCGGCAAAAGGAATTTTCCTGGCTTCTGCATAAGCACAAAGAGCAGGGTTATTCGCAAACATTCCCCCATCAATCAGGCTGAAGATCTGTCCGTACATAGATTTGATCTGTACAGGACTGAAATAAGTAGGGGCTGCTGCAGTAGCTCTGCAAATATCTTTTACATAAAAATTATCAGTACTGAGATTGGCTTCCCAGGAATTGAAAAGCTTGGCTCTTCTGTTTTCTATATCATAACTTGTAATTAAACACGGTTTTATTAATTCTTTTAATTCTAAATTTCCAAAAAAGTCATTCAGATTTTTTTCAAGGGCTTCTTGGGAAATTCTTTCATTCAGTAATCCAAATGGATTAACCAGTTTTTCCCAAAAAGATACCTGAAAGATGTCTCCACCCTTTTCAGCATATAATTCTAACCCTTTCTGGATAGAATATTTTGCCTTTCGGGTTTCGTCGGGGCATAAGATAATAGAAGCAATCAGACCTCCTGTACTGCTGCCTGCTACCAGATCAAAATAATCTCCGAGCCTTGCTGTAGGCTTATCATAGTACTGGAGCTGTTCTTCTATGTAACGTAGAATAATACAGGTAATAATTCCCCTTATTCCACCCCCGTCCAAAGAAAGAATGGTTGTCTTTTTCATGTGATGTTTTAATTGTTTGTTAAAGGGACACATGCAATCTTAAATCTCTAGAACCTTTTATTTTACTGGGAAAAATTAGTATTCTATATCGAGATTTCATTGCTTTTTTAGTGGTTTTCTTGTCAGGTAAAGGTAGGCGGGGAAAGCGACAGAACGTGTCGTATTATAATTAATTTCAGATAAAAAAGAATTAAAATAGGATATAATTCTGTTGATCTCTGGGCATTTTTAAAAGGGTTCTCCAATTGACTTTAATAAGATCTTCTCCCTGGGAGATATTCTTTTTTTCAAAGTGGGGAAGGTCTTTGAATGTTTTCCAGTTTCCACCCCAATCCCAGCCATGTCTGGCAAAGATTTTTACACACTCATACCAATCGGCAACCCGGTCATTATCCCAGTCTTTTGCGGTATCCCAGCTTGCCATTTTTCCGTCAATAATCAGACAGATATCTACAGCAAGACCATAATTATGAATGCTTTGTCCGGCTTTGGCATTGGTTACTTTTTTTCCTGAAGTAAGTCTTCCAATGGCATAAAGTCTTTCCTGTTCTTCAAAAGATCTCAGACCCTGGGTGATCCTTATTTTTGCTCTTCCGGTAAGTGCTTTGTCACATTCTTTTATGATCTGCTTTACTTCATCCCTGACCAGTGGGTGAAGTAACTGGATTCTTTCTGATGTTACTTTGTCCATATTTTTTTACTATTATAGAGCAAAGGTATAGGGCGGTAGCGACAAAACTTGACGTGTGTAGAATAAAAAATGTTTTATTCATCCTTTCTTGAATTGATTACTTAAAATAAAAAGGCTATTCAAATAAGCAATCCTTTGTTGTTTATATATGGAGATTAAATAGGTACGACCGTAAGACGAGCTGATTAACGATTGCTTCTGCAATTCTAGTTTAAAACTTGTAAAAGTATCGCGCGCGCGTCAGAAAGCAAAGGAGAAAAGTAATCTTGCAAATTATCGATTGGAGATTATTGAGAATTTATGTTATATAAAATCCTTGGTTGTCAATTTATTATAGAAAAATCGATTGTTTTTTTTAAAATAACATTAAAAAAAAATTAAACACGTCAGGTTTTGACGTTGCCCATATCCATCTTTGCCTCAAGAAAAACACAAGATCTTATAACAGTAACGATGAAAACTAACAACGATATAATACTGTAAAAATCTCTATTAAATAAGGCCTTCAAGAATACTGATCTCTGTCTTCAGCCTTATAAAAAATAGAATGATAATATGATCTTACGAAATACCTTACACAAAATATTAATTTGAAATTAAAACAAAATGGTAATTATTAAGTATGAAAATTTAACCCTTGCTTTAGACAGTATTTACAATATTTTAAGCTGGTATGACAGGGTATCGCTGCATACCTACATGCAAGGAAAAACTTTAGTAACAGAAAATGCTGCGAAACTTTTAAAATTTGTAAAAAGATACGAATGGTCTTCTCCAAAGATGAGATACAATCAAAATAATATATTAGAATATTATGATTCTAAAGTCGAAAATTGGTTGCCTGCTTCACGGTATATTGAGAATCATCCCGGATTAACAACTCAAATTCAGGAATATCTGAGTAATTAATTTTCACCAAGTAAAAGATCCAGTTATTAAAAGAAAAAATGTATGAAAAACACAAAACAGTCCTTAGGGGCAAAAAGAAATAAATTACTTCGATATCAACAAGTAATGGATGAATTTAACAAGCACGATTGCAGGTATATGCCTATTACCGTTATCTGGAGGGAGTTTATATATCCAAAATTTCATATCAGCAGAGATACTTTATATCGTATACTAAATACTCCAATAGAAGAGGAGCTTGAAAAAACAAATACTCCTCATTCTTTTTCTTAATTAAACATTAGTCATTTCAAAAGTATAGATTACTTTATATACAATCATTCCATTCGTGCGTTTTAAACGTTTATAATTTTCCCTTTTCAGAACGGAACAATTTTCAGCCGGGGAATAACCGTGTAATAAAGTATGTACTTTTTCCATCAAACTATGTTCTACCCAGTTTTCAGTGGTCACATCCAACCGTGGATTTGCGATGCTAAGTTTTAGTCTAAACTTACCAGTCTGCCTATTTTTTGGTGTTTTCGTTTGGTCTCTTCCCAAATCATTGTAGAATGCTCTGGATATGTTAAATAAACAACATGGCCAAGCCATGGCTATCTCTGGATTCAGATTTAATTGTCCCCAATCTTCTCCGATATAATTGAATTCCGTGATGCCGGAAAGGCGGGCCTGAATACTTTCTAAAATTGTCTTCATATGTACATGTAATTGTTTTGAATGATGCAAAGTTCTGCTAATTTGATTCAGGATAAAATATTGAATATGAGAATCGTACAGCTAAGTAAGAACGTCTTACAGATGTGTCTGCAAATCTGACAACTCTTTCCATATGAAGATTTAACATCGCAACTTTGCCTCAGAAAACAAGAGATAATTATCAAAATTTAAATTTTTAAAAATGCTCAAATTTCAACATGCAACTGTAAATAAGTTGCAAAATTCTGTAAAAAATAATTTTAAAAAACTTGTAAAAACAAAGTAAATGAACGGAGTAAAATTTGTAAGAGAAAATGGAGGTCTAAACAGATTGTTATCTGGTGAAGATCACATTTCAGGATTAGTAGTTATTGGCGAAGCGGCTCTTGAAAGCCAGTTGGTCCTATCAGTTGAGGAGCTAGCCGAAAAAGGGATCACGGTGGCAGCAATGCCGGTTACCTTTTATCAGATTAATGAATTTTTCAGGATTAATCCTGGTGCAAAGTTGTACGTAAAAGGAGTAAAAACATCTGATGCAACTTACTCAGAAGTAAAACAACTACAAAATTTCGCTGAAGGTAAACTGAGAAGAGTTGCAGTCTGTGACTTTAAAAGAGCGGCTTCAGAACTTTCTGCAGCTGTGGGAAGTCTTAACCAGGTCGCAAAAGATTTAAGAGCATTGAACATTCCTTTAAGTACATTCTTATCTGTAAAAGTTGCAGCTCAGGATATGGCAGCATTACCCTCTTTACATACACTGGATGCTGAAAATGTAAGTGTGGTATTGGGTCAGGATATGGGAGGATTAGGACGTTTCTTATCAGGAGCAAACCCTTCTTTAAGTGCAATTGGAGCGGTATTGGGTGCGAGCTCAAAGGCAAAAGTCCATGAATCTATCGCTTGGGTAGAAAAACAAAATTTAGTTTCTGGAGCATACTCAAAATTATTGGCTGATAATAATGAGCTGGCAAGAGAGATGGATGTTTTAGGATTCTGTGACGGGTCTTTATTGAGTTCTTATACCCCTCAACAGATTCAGGAAATGAATGAGAATGGATATATTTTCGGTATTAAATATGCAGGTCAGGCTGGATCTTACTTCAATGACAGCTTTACGGCAACCAAAAAGGATAGTGATTTTGCTTATATCGAAAACAACACAACTGTTGATAAGGCTATCAGAGAAATCAACAGAGTCTTAACCCCAAAAATTTCTTCACCTGTATACATCGATCCGGATACTGGATTCTTAGAAAATTCATCTGTATCTGCTTTAGAAGCATTATGTGATGACGTTCTGGACCAAATGGTAAGAGAGGGAGAGATCAGCGGATATAAAGTGTACATCAACCCTGCACAACAGATCTTGAGAGATTCAAAACTTGAGGTTGTATTAAAAATTGTTCCTGTAGGAACGTTAAGAGAAATTACTGTAAAAATAGGTTTAACATTAACAACTAACTAAAAATGGCATTAGAATTAGAACCATTAATCAATGGAAGAGAATATGGCTGGAGTGATATCGTGGTAAATATCGGCGGAGTGCCGGTAACAGGTATCAGAGCTGTAAAATATGAAGAGGAACAGGAAAAGGAAAACATTTATGGTGCAGGTAGAAACCCTGTAAGCAGAGGTTACGGAAGGGTAAAAGCTACCGCATCTATCACATTACTTTCGGGGACACTTTTTGCCCTGAAATCTAAAGCTCCCAAAGGACAGCTTCACAGAATCGCACCATTTACTGTTGTGGTAAGCTATCAGCCGGAATCAGGACCTGTGGTAACACATTTATTAAAAAATGCAGAGTTCAAGAAAACAGCTTTTGACTGGAAAGAAGGTGACATGAGTAAAGAAATTGAATTAGAACTTTTAATCTCTCACATCGTAGATAAATCTTTATAAAAATGAGTACAGAAAAATTAATATGTGGGCTTACAGAAGCTCAGATTGCCGAATTAAAAGCCCAACACGGGCTTTTAATTGAGGGAACAGTGAAACAAGGTGATAACGAATACAAGGCTATTTTCAAAGAGCCTGATTTCAAAACACTGGAAGCAACCGGTGCTATCGCTAAAAATAACGAAATCAAAGGAACGAAAGCCCTTTTCGACAATTGTATTGTTGCTGCAGATGACGCGATCAAACAGAGGGATTTCCTTCAGTTGAAAGCCGTGGAGTGCGTAGCCAATCATATGAATTCTTTTAGTGTTTCAGTAAAAAACTTATAAGCTCGCTAAATGGCGAGCAAAGTGAAAACGAACGCTGGAAAGGGGATGCTCTTATACGATCCAATTTTCATATGGATCCCGAGGAGCTGAAGCTTTCTCAATGGGCTAAACTTTACGCACAAGCTATGTGGCTGGAAAAATGGAAATTAGAAAATCAGGCTGAGATTTTAAGCAGCCTGTTTGGTAAAGAATAATAAAAAGAATTTATGATAAAAAAATGGATACAATATTTAATTTAGAGTTATTACGGAGCGTCTATGTTTTTAAAGACTTAAATAGTTCTATTAAAGATGTTAACACTTCTCTTGAAAAAACTACAAGCAGCATTCGGTCTTTATCTGATTCTTTTTCTTCTTTTACCAAGTCTTCTGTTGAAAAAGTAAAGGAACTGTCATCAGAGTTTAAAGAACTTACGAAAAGCATAGCCGCACCTCAGGTTGTCACAATATCTTTTGATAGTTCAGGAGCTATGAATGAGTTTTCAAAAATCAGTTCAATGGCTCAGAATTTTTCTGAACTGTCATATAAAGAAACCCTTACTCAATCTACAAAAATTGGCAGACCTAATTCTGCTGAAGGAAAAGGAGAAGATAAAGAAGAATCTGTTTTTGGAAAAATTATAGAGGTTGTTACTAAACTGGGAGAAGTTTCAGAAGCAATAGGAAACGTTTGGGATCTTATAGAAAGGTTCACCGGAAAAGGAAGAGATTCTGCATCCGGCTCTGGAGGAGGAGGAGAGCTTGTACCAGCTCTTGGAGAAGGTATTGGCGGTTTAATACAGAGAGCTTTACCCAAATTAAGAACTGTATTTACGGCGATAAGAACAGGTTTGTCTGGTGTAATGGCTTCCATTGGAGAAGTGGGGGCCGCATTACTAGCAATTCCAGGCGTTGGAGAAGTCCTTCTTGTTGTTGCTGCGGTTGTAGCCTTGGTTATTGCAATTAAACAGCTTTGGGAACATTCAAAACGTTTCAGAGAAATGATTGGATACATAGAGGGAGCAGGCAAAGCAGTATTCCATAATCTTGGGATTTATGCTACAAGGCTTTGGGAATTGGCAATAAAACCTCTTATAGATAAAACAGTTTCAGGATTCAGTGCACTTTTTTCATTCATTGGAGCTGTTGCTAAAGCAGCATGGTCGGGGATTGTTTTAGCCGTTAAAACAGCTGTTTCAACAATCTCAACTACGGCTCAGGGGGCTTGGTCTGGATTTGTCCTGGCTTTCAATATTGCTGTTTCAACATTAAAAGCAATATGGAACGGATTTGTTACAGGCTTCAAAATCGCTGTTTCAGCAATAACAACTTCAGCGAAAGCAGCTTGGTCTGGATTTGTTCAGGCTTTCAATATTGTTGTTTCATCATTGAAATCAATATGGAATGGATTTGTTACGGGCTTCAAAATTGCTATTTCAGCTATTGTAACTTCAGCAAAAGCGGCTTGGTCTGGAATTGTTCAGTCTTTTAATCTCGTTATTTCAGGATTTAGAACTGCCTTTTCATCTGTTATCAATCTGGCTAGAGGCTTGTGGGCAGGTATTACTGCAGTCTTTAGAAATATAGGGATAGCATTCAAAGCAGTCGGTACTGCAATTGTTTCGAGTTTTAGAGTTGTGTTTTCTGTTATCAGAGGGCTTATTGATGCTGTCTGGTCAGGGATTGTCTTGGTCTTTAACAGTGTTTGGAAATTCATTGTATCTCTCTTTAAAAGTGTTGTTATGGTATTCAAAGCAATATGGAGTACAATTATTTCAGTATTTAAAGGGATCTGGAATGTTATTGTAGGCGTTTGGTCGGGAATGACTGAGATTTTCTCAAAATTCAAAGCATGGATCTATGATGCAATCTTAAACCCGATTATTGAAACATTTAGCGGTGTTTGGGCTTGGATTACAGACCTTATAGATAAAATTATTAACCGTCTTAGCAGTTTATTTGAACCTGTGAAAAGATTGTTGAAACAAATATTTTCATCGGAAGGTACGGTTAATATCAATGAAGCAGGAGAGAAAGGCGCTAAAGGAAGAGGTGACGAATTTGAGGCTGACAAGCTGAGAGATAAAATTAAGAAAGATGGAAAAGAAAGTGGTGGTAAGTCTAAATCAGGTGATGCTTTTGGAGGAGATATTTTTAACAGTAAATATGAAAGACAGCTTGATTTCAAAAACTTTGGAGCTTCTGCTTTAAGTAACGTTCAGTCCAGAAATTCTGCCTTTGGAGGAAAAGGAAGTATGAGCGGAGGCTCCGGAATGGGTGGACAAAAATCTGTAGGAAACCTTAACATCACAAAACTAATTGAGAACATGAATATCTATAACCAAAACAATACAATGAGTAAAGATGCTATCATTCAAATGGTAAGAGAAGCTTTATTAACGGCGGTTGCAGATTTTACATTGGCTCAGAAAGATACTTATTAATATGGAAAAGTCAACATCATTTCAGTTTCCACCATTGGAACAAACAGCTAAAAGCGCAGGTGTAAACCTGGCTTACAAATTTGGAATGCAGACCTCAAAACCTCTTATCCCCAAAGATAAAATGGAGCCTTATTTTAATGAGATTTCCGATAATATGGGAGTTCCTAGATTATCCACTCTTATTATTAAAAGTAAATCCGGAGAGCCATTTGAGTTTGTAGACTGTATCATTACAGTAAATCAGGAAAAAAATATTGTATCAACAGCTTTACAAGGCAGAGATGGTACCATTAAAGAATATATAAGTAAAGGAGATTTCAATATAAGCATTATTCTGGGGATTGTAAATTATGCAGACATATACATTCCTAATGCGATTCCCGGGTTGGCTATAGAGACAACCTATGCATCAGCAGAATATCCATTAGAGAGGATAAGAAAATTTCATGAGGTTTTAGCATCAGATGAAACGCTTGGTGTTTCTTCAGACTTTTTATCAATTTTTAAAATAAATTCTGCTGTTGTCAAATCTTATTCTTTAGAACAGGAAACCTTTGGTAACAGGCAGAGTATCAAGATAGAAATGCTGTCTGATTACCCTTACGAAATACAACTAAAAGAGCAGCAGGATGTTAAAGTTAACCAGTAAGATTACAATAGAAGGTGAGAAAACATGGGAGTTTTATTCCATTAATAATTGCTCTATCGTTCAGGATATTACCAGTCTTACAGATACCTGTGAACTTACTTTACCTAAAAAGATAGTTTGGCAGGGGCTGGTAAATGACAACTTCAAAACACCCCTCAAAAGAGGAGACAAAGTGACGGTTGAGTTAGGATATGACGGAAAACTGAAAACCAGATTTACCGGATTTATCAAAACAGTAGATGCCAAAACACCTGTTGTCATAAAGTGTGAAGACAGTATGTTTCTTCTAAAACAGAAAAAAGTCATTCCGAAAGCTTTTAAAACCGCTTTGCTGAAGGATGTTATGACACATATCCTGGTAGATACCGGAATCGATTTTAAATTGGTTGATGATACCTTGAAAGTAGGTAATTACAGAACCTCAAAACCCACTGTCGCCGATGAATTACAGGAGTTGAAGGAGAAATATATGCTTAATTCTTATTTCAGAACCATTAATGGGAAAAATGTCTTGTATGTAGGATTGATCTATCCTTTAGATAATCGGGAAAAATACAAATTCGTTTACGGAAAAAATATTATTTCCGAAGACTTTGAATATCGGGACAGAGCGGAAATAAAAGCAAAAGTAGAAGCGATCAGTTTTGATAGTAAGCATCGAAAAATAAACGTTGAGCTGGGAGACGAGGATGGAGACGTTATTAAGGTAAGAATTGACGGATTAACCGAACCGGAACTCAAAAAATATGCCCAAGAATCATTAGACAGATATAAACAGGGAGGTTTAAAAGGATCTTTTGAAACCTTCGGTCAGCCTGAAGTCAATACATGTGATATAGTTGAAATATTTCCCGGTGAAGAAAAAAACGGAGTTTATTTAATTAAAAAAAATGAGATCTCATTCGGTATCAATGGCTACCGCCAGAAAATTGAATTGGGACAACCATTATCACCATGAAAGATATAATTCAGGCTTTGGCCGCTACAGGAGATGAGGTATACGCAAAGATTTGCGAAGTACTGGTAATAGATGAAGAAAACAAAACTGCTGATCTGAGACCTTTGGACGGATCTGCAGATATCCTGGACGCCTACCTGGTTACTGATGACGCAAACGGATCAATGTATCTTGAGCCCGCTAAGGGCTCTTTAGTTTGCGTTGTCTTTATCAGTAAGCAGATCGCATGTGTTGTGAACCCTTCTGAGCTTAAACAGTTTAGAGTTAAAATTAAAGGGGTAGAATTTCAAATGGATCAGGAAGGGTTTTTACTGAAAAAAGAATCCGAAACATTAAAAGCATTAATGGCAGATCTTATCAAAGAGATCCGAAGGATGAAATTCACCACCAACACAGGAAGTACCATACAGCTTGTCAATGACCCTCAGTTTTCACTCATAGAAGACAGATTTAAAAACTTTTTAAAAGATTAAAGAATGGCTATTTCAGAAGACAGACTTAAAAAAAGAATAAAAGACGCAATGATTAAGTGCCAGAAGGAGACAGATAATCCGGATGGTTCTCTTGATAAAATAGCTGAAGCTATTGCAAATGCTGTTATTGAGGAACTAAAAGCTGCGGTTGTCACAGGCACATGTCCTCCCAACGGAGGACCATTAACTCTAGGAAAAATAACATAAGATGAAAGATTTTATTTTAGAAGATTATGATCTGAACATATCAGGAGGAGATTTTGAGATTGGCGACAGCGATTCTCAAACCGTAGAGTTTGTATTGATGAGCAAACAAGGCGACTGGAAACAATATCCCGAAACAGGATGCGATATCGCAAAAGCTCAGCACGGAAGCATCAATGTACTGCTGGAACGTAACATCAGAGTACAAATGCAGGCTGACGGGTTCAATATTGAGAAATTGAAAATAACAGAAACAGGAATAGAAATTAATGGAAAATACAGCTGATTTTAAAGTATACGATCAACAGATCTGGGAAGATATTTCTATCTATCTGTATGGAAAAGCAGATTATGCAATGGACTTGGCAATATTGAACGGAAGTTCTGTGACTGATGATATTATGCCAGGGAAAACTATAAAAATATTTACAGATAAAGAGCTTAATCGGTTGGTTCTGTATAGTTTGCAGAGTAATAATTCTATTCCGGCCACAGCAGTGGACGCATCACAGATGATAGTTGAGCCCGAAGGTATTGGATATTGGATAATCAAGAAAAATTTTATAGTAAAATAATGGCACGTAAAATAGAAGAAATACAACAAAGCATCCTTTTCTCCAAAAATACAGAAAAGGAATTGGATGTCCTTACAACAAATAGTAAAACGGGTATCTGGCAACTTTGGATTTATATTGTATCCGTTGCTATCTGGACTCTCGAAACACTTTTTGATCAACATAAAGCTGAGGTTAGTGATGCACTGGCCCAATTAAAACCACACTCTCCAAGATGGTATCGCAATAAAGCATTAGCATTTCAGGATGGTTTTGCTCTTATCGAAGACAGTGATGTTTTCAGACCGGATTTTTATGATATAGTGACAAATAAATGGATTCCGGCAACGGAAGAGCAGATAAGAAATTCTAAAATCATAAAATATTCCGCAGTAACGGAAGCTGAGATTGAAAGTAGATTAATTATCAAAATTGCAACAGAGAAAGATAAAGAACTAAGTCCGATTTCAAATGATAAGAAAAATAATTTTGAAAAATATATCAATGAAATCAAAGATGCAGGAGTGAGAGTTACTGTAGTAAATTATGAACCGGATATCTTAAAACTTCAATTGAAAATATATCGAAATCCTCTTGTATTAGACGGAAACGGAACACTTATACTAACCGGAGGAGGCAATAATCCTGTAAAAGATGCTATCAGACAGTACATGAAAGATCTTCCTTTTAACGGAGAATTGATTTTAGCTCATTTTGTAGATAAACTACAGAAAATAGAAGGGGTCGAAATCCCTCATATTGTGGGTGCTTCTACCAGATGGATAGAGGCAACATCAGGAGTATATGGAGATTTCACAGGAGTGGATGTTAAAAAAATACCTAGTTCAGGATACTTCAAAGTACTGTTTGCAGATGAATTGAATCCTGATGATCCTTATTATGAGGAAAAACTTAAAAACTCAAGTACAATAGAATATGTGGTATAATGTAGATTTTGGAAAATTACCGGTACGCTTTTTACCAACGTTTTTGCGTAAACCTAAAATGGTAGCCTGGATAAAATCATTATGTTATCCAATTGGAGAGCTATATACTTCATGGAGCTCTAATCGTAATGATAATTTATATAAACTCGGACATAATGGGCAGGTTTGTTATTTACGGGGCGCTCTTAATTTTAAGTTTGATACTGATAAGAAACGGATCAGAATTTTGGAAGGGAGTCAATACAAGTACCAATATATTTATTTAGATAACATTCAGCCCCGGTTCCTGGGGACAATGTTCCTGTATCAAGACTCAGATTACGGAGATACAGGGGTAGATTTTATTGTAGAAGTTCCGAAAGGACTAACCTACGATGACTATACCATGAGAACAATGATAAATTTTTATAAACTGGCGTCTAAGCGCTATAAAATTCAGGAATACAATGAATAAATTTGATTTTAATCAGATAGGAGGGTTTCCTCTTTCAACAAATATATTAGATGGAATGCAAACAGCTTACTCTTTGTTTAATGCTTTGGGTGAGATCGCAGGTAATTTTGCCATTATTTCAGGATGTAACGTTAATGGAAGCACAGTTTCAGACGGTGTAGTTTACATTAATGGTGAAGTATTGGCTTTTAAAGGAGGGCTTTTAGGAAGTAATGTTATTATTTTAGAAGATCCGGAAAATAGAGATTTTGAAAATGGAGAAAGAAAAACGGTTTTACGCAAACGATTTGCAACTTTCGGATCAAGTGTAACAAACTATCCATGGGGAGATTTCAAAAGAGTTTTTCCAACGGTACAGATCCAAAGTTTTAAAGATAATTTTGAAGCCAGACTTGCAGCTTTGGAAAACAAACCATCAGCAATTCCTGCCGGAATGATTGCTATTTGGAATAAACCTGCAACGGTTCCAATTCCTGAAGGGTGGAAAGAATGTGTAGATCTTAAAGGACGTGTGCCTGTAGGTTGGGATTCTGAAGATAATGATTTTGCAGCGGTAGGAAAAACGGCTGGTGAAAGTAGTGTGAAATTAGCACAGGAACAGCTTCCTAATGTTCGCTTAAAAACCTTTAGAAATATAGAGGTTGAGGGTTATGGGCCTGAAAAAGGAATTTATGCTGCTGTAAAGGTGTCAAGTGGAGGTAAAGAAAACTATTATATTACAGGGACATGGCAAGAACCCAATTTTTATGAAACATCTCCTTTAGGAAGTGGGGCTTCTCACAACAACCTTCAGCCTTACCGAGTTATTCGTTTCATTGAATTTATAGGATAAAACTATGAGTACTGATAAAACGACATTAAAAAGCTGGTTTGTCACAGCAGCAAAACCAAGCCAGGAGCAGTTCTGGGCCTGGATGGACAGCTACTATCACAAAAATGAACTTCTTCCCATGAACGCTGTTTATGGATTGGAAAATGCTTTAGCCAATAAAGCAGAAGCTTCATCCCTAGAATATTTCGCCATTAAAGATGGAAGCAATATTGAAAATCTCGAACAATGGAAAGATAAGCTAAATATCAATCAATTAGATTCCAAAAAAGCCAATAAAGATGCTTCAGGATTATCTCAAGATAATATAATATCTTGGAAAAGCGCTCTTAATGTAGGGAAATTACCGGAAAATATAGCCACCAATGATGGAGAAGATGAAAACGGGGATCCAATCTCCGGAACATCCTACACCAAAGAACAGAGTGACGAAAAATATTACAAAAAAGTAGATTCTGAATATTTTAATCCTAATTATGTTCTGCTTGCTGATGGAACTCCAAAAGCAGCAGGAGATCTTGGGAAAAATATTGCCAATTCATCTCTTACATCTGTTCCAGGAGCTGGGATGACTTTAGGCTCTGCTTATACGTGGAATACAGCAGCTCAGGATTTCAGTATTACAGGACTTTCCGATAAAGTGAATGACTCTTCTTTCAAGAATATGCTGGTTCAAAACAACTCCGGACAGGTAGGATATGCCAATCTTAGTCAATTGTTTATGAAACTTCCTGAATATATGACTGTAACGCAAAGAAATGATTGGATTTCCAAAATGAACGTTGATATTGCCAATACCTATTTACAGCTGATTACCGTAATTGACGGAAACTTCATTAACGGAACTCAGGATCATGTTGTTACCATTTATGGATTGAATATTAACAAACTTCAGGGGCTTGATCAGGTTACTATGGAATTAATAGGGCCGGACGGAAACCCTGTTCCTGATAATATGTTTGATGTAACATCTTATTCTGTAAACAGTAATAGTGAATTGGCTGTAAGTTTCCACTTTGAACCTTCTTATACATTCATGACCGGAGAATATACTTTAAAAGTTATTCGAAAACTGATTATTCTTGGCGAAGTGGGCATTATTGCCTATAACAGTTATAGTGATCAGGTGATGCCTGAATCTGAATTTACTTTAACAAATAATGGCCTGGAAAGTGCAAGGTATTCGGCCGGTACTTTTTCTGTTACATCGACATTTGCAGGAAGTGCAGTGTTGGTAAGTAATAATCCGCTACCTGTTAATTCAGATTATGATATTATTTTCACAATTTCGAATGCCTTTATAGGCCAGAATTTTGGAGCAAGTACCCAAAATAGAACCTTGGATTTCCAAAGTGGATTATCTATTAATAAAACGGCTTTACATGTAGGAGCTGCATCAGGTGTTTTTGGTGCAGGATTAGGATCTTTGGAATCAGCTGCTTACCGAATTATTTCCGGAGCGACACAAATTTTAGGGTATCAGGTGCATTCAGATTTTGGTATGCTAAAGTCTATCTCGGTAAAAGTAGTTTTGCAAAAAAGAGGTAATCGATACAAAGTAATTATTTACAAACTGGAAGATAGCTCTTTATTATACGCCGGTACTTTTAATAATACTACAGGAGATCCCATTTACTTTTATACAAACTTTGTAAAAGGAGGATATAACTCAGGTTTAACGGCGAATATGACCGGATTAATACGTAGAACTTATATCTAAAATTTTCACAAAAAATATCTAATCAATTCATCTGATTTAATTTTTATCATCCGTTGCTTAAAGTAGAGTAGCGGATGATAGATCTTACATTTTAATTAAATATAAATAAATCAGAGTATAGCATAAATAAAACATGAGTACAGATAAAACAATATTAAAAAGCTGGTTTGTCACAGGTGAAAAACCTACACAGGAGCAATTCTGGGAGTGGATGGACAGCTACTATCACAAAAACGAACTGCTTTCCATGAATGCTGTTTATGGTTTAGAAAATGCTTTAGCCAATAAAGCAGAAGCTTCATCTTTACAATATTTTGCTATTAAGGATGGGAGCAATATTACAAACATAGAAAATTGGAAAGATAAGCTAAATATCAATCAATTAGATTCACAAAAAGCCAATAAAGATGCGTCAGGACTATCTCAAGACAACATAAATGCGTGGAAAAGCACCCTTAATGTGGGTGAATTACCAGAAAATATGGCCACTAATGATGGAGAAGACGAAAATGGAGATCCAATTTCCGGAACATCTTACACCAAAGAACAGAGTGACGAAAAATATTACAAAAAAGTAGATCCTCTATATTTTAATTCCAATTATGTTTTGCTTGCTGATGGCACACCAAAAGCAGCAGGAGATTTGGGGAAAAATGTGGCCAACTCTTCTTTGACTTCCATTGCTGGAGCCGGGCTTACCTTAGGAGCAGACTGGACAATGAATACTGCCGGATTACCTTATTCAATAACGGGGTTAAGCGATGTTTCAAACAATACAGCTTTTAATACTTTATTGGCTCAAAATGCAGCCGGACGTGTCGGGAAAACAAATGGGAAACAGCCTTTCTTAAACTTACCCGGGATTCTTACGGATACAGAAAAAGCAGCCTGGAAAACAGAAATGAATGGAGGATGGACTACCAATACAATGAGTATTGCGAATGTCTTTCCAAATGTAATTAAATCAGTTGATTACGGTGTTTTTATTACGGTCAATGGAGCTAATCTCAATATAAACAGTGCTTCTGCAGTCATCAGCATTATTAATAATACGTCAGAAATTGAAACAATTATTCCAAATTCGCAGATTACCTATGGTGATCCCAATTTAATTTCTATTTGGTTTAAGCCTAATACTTTTCCCGATGGTGAATATAGAATTAAAATATTCAATGGAGTGGCTACGGTTCAGACCAGTGGGCTCAACAATATTATCATTACTAATAATGCTAATTCAGTTGATATAAATGCACTTGTTTGGAATAAAATATCTTATAACCCAACCGAAGCAGATAATATTATCCGTATCAATGGAAGTACAATAGACTTTGTAACCAATACAAATAATAAACCTCTGGGAAATGATTTCTCAGTAGTGGGTTCCGCAAAATCAAATCAGATATTTTCAGGGACGGACAATTTTTCACTTAAAGGCTATATCATTTTAACAGGGAATGTGCTTTTTTATGGTGGAGGTTTAATAGGATTAGTGAATGCTAACAATAACAATAGCCTGACTATTGATACCCTGTCTTCTTTGAAAGTTACTATTGAAGGAAATAACTGGGCTGATGTCAGGAAGTCCATAAATGAGCAATCATCGGTTCGTATTTATGAGATTCCAAATCCTAACCAAGTACGTGTAGACTTTGTTATTTCAAAAAGAAACAACATGGTGAGTATGAGTATAAATCATAGTACGGCTTTTAATAACACAACTCAAATATATCAAACCGTGCAAAAAATAATTCCCGAGAATACACCTTTATCAATTGCTTTTAAGGGACTTAATTCTAGTAACTCAGGGGTGACGATAAAAGCAGTATTAGAAGAAGCTTATAAATTCTAATGTAAGTCTATTAGAATATAGAGCTGTCACAAAAAAACAATCTGTAAAAGTCTCAGTAATACTGGGACTTTTTTAGTGTTTTACATTTTCTTTCTGATGAGCAGGGATGATGTTGGGGTATTATTGTACAGTTTCTATTTAAGTTTTGATAAGATTGAAAAAATGGTTACGAAAATGCAGATTGATTGTATATTTGTAATAGATGTAGTCTTCAGACAGGTCATGAAGATAACGGATGAAAAATTAAAAAACACAATATCAATGCACACCGTATTACCCTTTTTGTTGGCAATGATAGCCGCTATTGTATTATTAAATATGTGGGCTGTTAAATTAAAAATCGCTTATCCTATTTTGCTGGTTGTATTTGGACTTCTTGTCAGTTTTATACCCGGTTTGCCTGCAGTAAAGATCAATCCCGATCTTATCTTTTTTATATTCTTACCGCCGCTTTTATTTGAAGCTGCCTGGTCCATTTCCTTTAAAGAAATGAAGAGATGGTGGCGTATCATTGGAAGCTTTGCTTTCCTTGTGGTGTTTTTTACGGCATTTTCAGTGGCCATTGCTGCCAATTATTTTATTCCGGGATTTACCATTGCCCTGGGATTTTTATTGGGAGGTATAGTGTCTCCACCAGATGCTGTAAGTACAGGTGCCATTATGAAATTTGTGAAAATTCCCAATACGACTGCAGCTGTTTTGGAAGGAGAAAGTTTACTCAATGATGCTTCTTCGCTTATTATTTTTCGTTTTGCCTTAATCGCTGTAGGAACCGGACAGTTTGTATGGCAGGACGCTTCTTTGGATTTCTTATGGATGATGATCGGAGGATCAGGAATTGGATTATTATTGGCCTGGGTTTTTGTACAAGCCCATAAACACCTCCCTACAGAGGCTTCTTCAGATATTGCACTGACTTTAATTGAACCTTATTTAATGTATTGGGTGGCAGAACAGTTTCACAGCTCCGGAGTATTGGCTGTGGTATGTGGTGGATTATATATGTCGGGAAAACGATTGATATTTTTAAACAGCACCAGCCGTATTAGAGGATATAGTGTCTGGGAAAGTTTTGTATTTATTCTGAATGGGATTGTATTTCTAATTATCGGATTGGAGCTTCCTGAAATCGTAGGAGGGCTGCGCTCTGAAGGAATAGCTTTAAAAACGGCAATTAATTATGGAATATTAGTGACCGTTATTCTTATTGTAGCCAGAATAATAAGCTCCTATGCTGCAATGATTGCCACCATTATTTTTCGTCCTTCTGTAGCTCCCAGGGCATCTTCTATGGGACGCCGCCTGATGATGCCTATTTTACTTGGATGGACGGGAATGAGGGGAGTGGTATCTCTGGCAGCTGCACTGGCTATTCCTATAACTCTTGAAAATGGGACTCCTTTTCCAAACAGGAACCTTATATTATTCATCACCTTTGTCGTAATACTGCTTACCCTTTTGGTACAAGGGCTTACATTGCCTTACTTTATAAAATATGGAAAAGTATTTGATGACTTTATAGACGAAGAAAAAGAAGAACTGGCCCGGAAGGAAATCAAACAAAAATTAAGACAACATGTTTATCATTTTCTTAAGAATAAACATGAAAGTGAACTTCATAGTGATGCAGGAATAGAACGGTTGTTAAGACATTGGGAGGAAAAAAATAAAGCTAATGATGCAGACTGGATGAATGAAAAATCCAAAGCTGTTTTTATCGAAATGCTTGAAAGCCAGAGGCAGTTTCTCACAGAACTTAATAAGGATATTTCGATTGATGAAGAGATCATTCGGCATCAGCTTTTCCAGCTTGATTTGGAAGAAGAGCGCCTGAAAATGATTTAA